CTCAGATACAATAGTAGCTTGGGATGTAGAAAATAACAAGTGGGAAGACATTCGCACTAAAACAATTAGCAGATGGCAAAGGAGATACGATGTCGAATCAGGAAAATGTTACAGTATATGATGGGTTGCACTATTGCTACCTACGCAGGGATTACTTCCGATGGAATGAGTACATTGACTTTTACAAGAGGTTAGGAGTCTAGTTTGGAAACTAATGATTCAATGGTACACCCACGAATGATATGGATGGGGTATGAGCAAGAAGGTGATAGCTATATAGACGCTAGGCATGATCCTGCCCCTACCGGAGGCCTTCCGCCTCCTGCTGTGGATGACAGTGATATTCCTACTACTGTTCTCTCTATAGTGCAGATTCGGTCTGTTCAACGCGAAAGAAGCGTAGAAAAGTTGCTGAGAAAAATTAACAAGATAGAAGCAGGAACACTTAAGCCTATTACAGTAGACAAAGATGGCTATATCATTAATGGGCATCATAGGTATGACGCTTACAGAATTTTAGATTATTTTCATGTAAATGTGCGTGTTATGCCCTACAGTATTAATGACTTAGTAGAAAAAAATTCTTGACAGAAATGTTAAATTGAATTATAATAGTTGTCAATAAAGAGAGGAAACCAATGGGCGACCGATTTTACGCACAACAACGAGAAGTACTGGGTACCTGCCCAGGATTAAACCACCCTATTAAAAGGAAAAGAAACATGGCTTGGGATGACGATAAGAAAGCAGCGGTAATCGAAGCATACGAGAACGCAAACCCTACCCCCGAAACATCAATGGAAATCGTAAAAGATATCGCTGAGGAATATGACGAATCTCCCAACGGAGTTCGTATGGTACTTAGCAAAGCTGGTGTTTACATCAAAAAGACCCCTGCAGCAAGCGGAAGTAGTAGTACTTCTAGCGGTTCAACAGGCGGCACACGAGTATCAAAGCAAGCAGCACAAGACGCACTTACAGCAATTATTGTAGACATGGGCAAAGAAGTTGACGAAGACGTAATTTCTAAGTTGACTGGTAAAGCAGCAGTTTACTTCGCAGGTGTACTATCTGCCGCTGACGCAGAGGACTAAATCTTTCATGGCCCTTCGGGGCCACCTTTTCTCTTAGAGAGTAATGCAGCAAAATAAATTTTGCTAACCTACTACTAAGGAGTAATTGTGAAGAAAGAGGATTTAGCAAAGTTAGTAACCGAATTTGGCGATGCTATCATTACCTACAGAAGTGAAAACTCGAAAAAACTAAAGTACAATGTTTGTACGATTGACTTTAGTACCCCCTATATTCAAACAAAAACTAATCGGGCAAAAGAATCTGACAGGACTCTTTTGCTTTTTTGTTGGGATACAGATTCGTACAGACTGCTAAAGCCTGAGAGCGTCACTAGCGTGGTGCCTCTATCCTCTATACTTCGGAATGGGGTATAGCTATGGAACTCCACGAAGCCCCCTCTAAGTATGAAAAGGTTATTCATTACGATGAAGCAAAAGAAACACAAGTACGTCTTGTAGTTAACTCGTTTCGAGGTATTGAATATATGCACGTGAGAAAGTATTTTTTAGACTTTGATGAAGAATGGAGAGCAGGAAGAGAAGGTGTAGCAATGCCCTTGGATTTAAGTAATTCAAGAGAGTTGTTTGCTGGCCTTATCGAAATACTATCTCTAGCAGAGAGTAAGGACATCCTAGAGGAGTTCTTTAAAGATTATTTAGACGAAATGTATAAATAACCTTTGACTTTTGTCCCTCTCTCTAGTATAATAGTATATATTGAATTGAGGGTAATATGAAGAATTTTTTGGACAAAGCAAGTAGTTTGTATTATGCAGGCACTCCTATGCTATCAGATGATGAATTTGATAGTTTAGCGGCTAGGTATAACTACAGTAATGTAGGACATACTGTTACTGATGGTGTGCCGCATTTGTACCCAATGTACTCGCTCCAGAAATGTTTCGACATAGAAGATTCACCGTTAAACGTGGACGACTGTGTATGTACCCCCAAGCTCGATGGAGCAGCAGTATCTTTGCTGTATGTTAACGGACGCCTAGAGTTGGCTTTAACTCGTGGCGACGGTAAAGTAGGCAGAGATATAACTGATAAGATGGAGTTGTTAGTACCTAATGTTATTAACGGCGGACATTTTACTCAGATTACCGGAGAGGTTGTTGCTCCTAGTAGTATACCTAACTCTCGTAACTACGCTTCAGGTTCTTTGAACTTGAAAGACTTATCGATTTTCTCTAGTAGAGATCTTACGTTTGTAGCTTACGATGTGTACCCAAGTACCTTAGAGACTTATATGTCTACTATGGGTGCCTTGAGGCATCTTGGAATGAGTGTTGTTACTCACTTCGATTCCAGCCCCTTCCCTACGGACGGTGCTGTGTATCGCATTGACGATAATACTAAATTTCTAGAGTTAGGACATACTGCTCACCACCCACGAGGTGCTTTTGCTCTTAAAGAGCAGAAGGAAGGAGTAGTAACTAAACTACTAGATGTAACATGGCAAGTAGGCAAGAGCGGGGTCGTAAGCCCTGTAGCAATTCTAGAGCCTGTTACGATAGGTGAGGCAGAAGTAGCTAGAGCCACTCTACATAACATAGATTACATTCGAGAACTAGAGTTAGAGATCGGGTGTAACGTAGAAGTTATTCGTAGTGGAGAAATTATACCGCGTATTGTACGCCGTGTATAATTTAAGTTATACCTCAGGAAAAATAGTTCTTGACAGAAACCTTAAAATCTCGTATAATATATGTTCAATTTCAGAGGAGTCCCATTAGTGTTTTCGATTCAAGCCCCCACGAATTGCCCAAGCTGTAATTCTGATCTTGAGTGGAGTAACTCTCTTCTTTACTGCCGCAATGTTTCTTGTGGTAGCCAATCAAGTAAGAAAGTAGAACACTTTGCAAAGACCCTTAAAATCAAAGGTCTTGGCCCCGCTGCTGTAGCTAAACTAGAGCTTGTCAACGTGTTAGATATTTATGACTTAACTGTTGCAGATATCGCACTTGCATTAAACTCCGAAAAGCTAGCCGAGAAATTGTACAACGAGATAGAAAACTCTAAAAAAGCATCACTAAACCTATTGCTACCAGCATTGAGCATTCCCCTGATTGGTAAGACAGCTTCTGATAAACTTTCTACTGTATGTAAAAATATGGATGAAATAGACGTAGAAATGTGCGAGAAAGCAGGTCTTGGGCCGAAGGCGACTGCCTCTTTGATGGATTGGGTAGAAGATTCAGTAGATGTATATTGCTTATTACCACACTCGTTTCTCTTTGAAGAGAAGTCACCCTTAGTTAGTGTTAATGGTGTAGTGTGTATAAGTGGTAGACTAAAGAGTTTCAAAACTAAAGCTGACGCAACAACAGCACTATCAGATGCAGGATATAGAGTCGTAGGCTCCCTGACCAAAGAAGTGACTATACTCGTAAATGAGAGCGGCGTAGAATCAGCAAAAACAACTAAAGCCAGACAATCTGGCGTAACTATAATTGAAAATCTTAAAGATTTTATTGGAGAGTAAAAACATGGCATTGCCTAAGTGGACCGAAGAACGTACCGAACAGTTGACAAACTTTGTCGGTAGCGAAACACCTATTTCTCAAGCAACTGTTGCAGAAGCAGCAGAAAGTCTTGAAACCTCAACCCGTTCAGTTTCTAGCAAACTGCGTAAGATGGGTTTTGATGTAGAGCTGGCGTCAGCCTCCTCTGCCCGTGCTTTCACAGAAGCACAAGAAGCTACTTTGCAGACATTCGTGTCTGACAACAGTGGTGAATATACTTATGCTCAAATCGCTGATAACTTTGAATCAGGCGCTTTCTCTGCTAAGTCAATCCAAGGAAAGATTCTTTCTATGGAACTGACAGATCACGTTAAGCCTGCTCCTAAAGTAGAAGCCGTCCGTACCTATAGCCCTGAAGAAGAGGAAACTTTTGTTTCAATGGTTAATGATGGTGCTTTCGTTGAGCAGATCGCAGACGCTCTAGACCGCAGTGTAAACTCAGTACGTGGTAAAGCTCTTAGCTTGCTTCGCTCTGGTGACATTGATGGTATTCCTCGTCAGGAACATACCAAAGGTTCAGCAAAAGAAGATCCATTAGCAGACTTGGGCGATATCTCAAGCATGACAGTGGAAGCTATTGCAGAAAATATTGGTAAGACTGCTCGTGGTGTAAAGACTATGTTGACCCGTCGTGGCTTGGTTGCTTCCGACTATGACGGTGCTGCGAAGAAAGAAAAAGCCGCTGGCTAATCTTTCGTAAATAAGTTGGTAGCAGCTATCTTTTGCCAGATAGCTGCTGCTTTTTGGTTGGTTGGGAGTTACTTTGAATATTGCTAGTGCGCTTATAAAGCAAGTACTTACGTTACAGGATTTCGAAACCTGGAGTTCCGTTCGTAAGGATTATTTGCCTACAGAGTATCATACTGTGTTTAACACAATTGATAGGCATTACGATAAGTTTCACCACCTACCAACCTTTGAAGACTTGAAGTTTGAGATACGCGACTCTGCGACTGTCGAAAAGCTATATGCAATCGAGAGCGTGGAAGTTGATGTAGATGCATTTATGCTGCTACAATATCTCAAGAACGAGTATACCCAAAAGGAAATCTTAGATTCCCTAGAGGATTATATTGATAACTCTGTAGCTTTTGAAGATGCAGAAGAATCAGTAGCACACTTACATCAGATCGTTCTAGATGTCGAAAAGAAAGTTGACCTAGAACTACCGCAGGAGAGTATGCAACGTATTCAACTGTTTGAGAATGATGAAGAGATTGGCAAATACTTGCCCCTCGGACTAAACTCCGAGTATGACTACCAGATACAGTTCTCTCCCCGAGATCTTGTTCTTCTTGGTGGTCGTCGCGGGGCAGGTAAGTCTCTTACCTGTGCAAATATTGCTCATACTGTCTTTGAGAGCGGTCGTTCGGCTATGTATTTCACTATTGAGATGGATAGCCGTTCAATCCTTCAGAGAGTATGTTCTATTGCAACGGGAATACCTTTTTCTCGTCTGCGCACGAAAAATCTTAATGTAACAGAATGGGAAAAAGTAGCGGGTTGGTGGGCTAGTCGTTATACGAATGGTCAAGATCGTTTAGAGGAATACCGAGAACACCGCGACTTCGAGAAGTTTCATCATAACTTATCAACTACTACTGAGCTTCTCCCAACTCAGCAGTTGGATGTAATTTATGATCCAGGCCTTACTCTGGCAAAAATTAAGGCCGAATTGGACAAGAAAGTGAAAGCTCTCAACGTCGGGGTTATTTTGGTAGACTACATTAACCAAGTGAAACGCTCCGCTATTCCATCTCGTTCTGGACAGTATGATTGGACTGAACAAATAGAAGTAAGCAAAGCCTTAAAGAGTATGGCACAAGAGTACGAATGTACTGTCATATCTCCTTATCAAACTGACGCTAGTGGCGAAGCGCGTTTTGCAAAGGGTATTCTTGATGCTGCAGATGCGGCGTATGCGTTAGAAACATACGACCACGAAGATGCTTGTATCACGTTTAACTGTATGAAAATGCGTTCCGCTGCTCAGCTATCTTTTACATCTAAGATGGACTGGGAAACAATGAAGATTGGCCCAGAGTCTGCCATGTCTCCTGCAGAGAGAGAAGTGTCAGAACACAAGATAGACGAAGATATTGATGATGTCGCCTTCTAAATAGTTCTTGACTTTTCTAGCTGAATCTAGTATAATATACATTCTCACAATCGAGGAAGCATATGATTATTCACGGAAGTATGTCACATACAACTTCAGGCAGAAGGAAAAAGCGAGTGTATAAATCACGTTCAAAAGCACCTTTCGTGCCTCTAAAAGTAAAAGCAGACAGCGTATTCGCTATAGACCCTGTCTGGCACAAGCACAAGTCAGCTCCTTTCATTCCAGCCCCAGAGATGCAGAAAGACAAGGATGCACAATTCAAGAAAGATATTAGTAGTAATTATACGATTAGTATTCCTTACAACAAGGGTACATACCAAGTTATTCCTAATGACGACATAGAACATATCGGTAAGTAAATGAACGTAGAAGAGTTATTAAATCAAAAGCAGATTGCTTTCATCCCTAAAGGTAAAGACTTTGTTGTTAAGTGCTTGAACCCTGAGCATGATGATAGTAATCCTAGTATGCGAATTGACCAGATTGATGGTCGATTCAACTGCTTTGCTTGTGAATACAAAGGTAACTTGTTTACGTTCTTTGGAGAGACAGCCTCTGGATTTCAGCTCAAGAGAGAGACAATGAAGCGTAAGATCCAGGAGAAGAAAGCAGAGTCTGTCGGCCTCTCCTTCCCGAAAAACCATATGCCTTATGTAGGCAATTGGCGTAACATCACACCTAAAACTTATAGAAAGTTTGAGGCGTTTGAACATACAGACCCAGATTATATCAGTAGGATTAACTTTCCTATTAGAAATATCTCTGGAAAGATAGTAGCTTTTCAAGGTAGACATACCGCTAGTGGTATTCCTAAGTATAAATTTACACCACCAGGAGCAAAGCTGCCCTTGTTTCCACAGGTATTTCCCCGCATGGGAGAAATAATTCTAGTAGAAGGTATTTATGATGTAATCAACTTACATGATAAAGGACTAGACAATGCAGTGTGTTGTTTCGGCACAATGAATATCAATGAAGACAAACTAAGAATGCTCTCTATGCAGGGCTGTTCTAAGATAGCTGTCTTCTTTGATGGTGACGAAGCAGGACAGAAAGCTGCACAAAACATCAAGGTAATGTGCGAGAAAGTTGGTCTCGCATCTAGGAATATCAATCTCAAAGAGACTGACCCTGGAGCACTTACCCAATCTCAAGTAACTGGACTAAAGAGAAAATTATATGCCTAAAGTTGCATTAGTAGAAACTAAATCAAGCCGTACAGACTTTCAAAAAGAGTTTGAAGGAGCTTTCGAATTTGATCGTTACCAATTGTGTTCCGATCCCACACTTAAAAAAGTATTGAAAAAAGACTGTGACATCTCTATAGATACAGATGCCTATGAATGGATTATTCTAGTAGGTAGTGATGCACTGAAATACTTTACAAAAATCAATTCAGTCACGGAATATTCTGGTAAGAAAGTAGAAGGTAAGTTCCTGCCTGTGATTAACCCAGCTATGCTTGCCTTCAAGCCAGAAGCTCGTAAGACTTGGGAATCGTCCAAAGATAGTATCATAGCTTACATTAATGGTGAGATAGAAGATGTAATCATTGACGAAACTATCGCTAGAGGTATACAAGACACTGAAGAAGCTAAGAAGTGGATTCGTGGTGCTATGGATGCTGAAGGTGAATATATTGCTCTTGACTCAGAGACTACTGGTCTATACCCTCGCAACGGTCATGTTATCGGCATCTCTATGTCGTATGACGGTCTCAGCGGGGTCTATATAGATACAGATTGCTTTGACGAAGAGATAGAAGATATGCTACGCGAATTATTCCTAAATCGCACAGTTATCTTCCACAACTCGAAGTTCGACTTAGCGTTCTTCCAGTATCACTTTAACTTCGTTTTTCCTAAATTCGAAGATACTATGTTACTGCATTATCTAATTGATGAAAACCCTGGTGGGCATGGACTCAAGCAGTTAGCTATTAAGTTTACACCTTACGGTGATTACGAAAAGCCTATGTATGATTGGATAGATCAACATAAGCGAGCTAATGGTTTGAACCAAGCAAGTTTCACTTGGGACATGATTCCGTTTGATACTATGAAAACTTACGCAGCTATGGATGCTGTCTGTACTTTTGCTCTGTTTGAAAAATTTGTAAAAATTAAGCAAAACCCTAAGCTAAAGTGGGTATACGATAATATTCTCATTCCGGGTGTTAGATTTCTTCTAACTACTCAGGATAACGGTGTTCCGTTTGACCCATCACGCTTGTCTATTGCTCAGGAGCTTATGCAAGACAACATCGATGTTGCTATCGAGGAACTATACAAAGTACCAGAAATTAGTAAGTTTGAAGCTGCTCAGGGTAAACCTTTCAATGCAAACAGTACAGTACAACTTCGTGCACTTCTTTTTGACTATATCGGCTTACAGCCTACAGGCAAAAAGACTGGCACAGGTGCAAACTCTACCGATGCAGAAGTTCTGGAAGAACTTAGTAGAAAACATCCAGTACCTAAGCACATCCTTGAAATACGACAAAAGTCTAAAATCAAGAACACTTACTTAGATAAGATTATTCCGCAGCTTGATAGAGATAACAGACTGCGTACTAATTTCAATCTTCATGGAACTACCAGTGGTCGTCTGTCTTCCTCTGGTAAGTTAAATATGCAACAGTTACCTCGTGATAACCCTATTGTTAAGGGTTGCATCAAAGCAGCTCCTGGTAATAAGATTGTCGCAATGGACTTAACTACAGCAGAGGTATATGTTGCCGCTGTTCTAGCTAAAGATGAAGCACTGATGGATGTATTCCGTTCCGGCGGTAACTTTCACAGTAACATTGCACATAGAGTATTTAGACTACCCTGTGACGCAGAGGAAGTTGCAGAGCTATACCCAATGCAAAGACAAGCGGCGAAAGCTGTAACCTTTGGTATTATGTACGGCGCTGGAGCCAATAAGATTTCACAGCAAGTAACAACAGACTCCGGCAAGCCTTTTAGTCGTGGTGAAGCACAAGAAGTTATTGATGACTATTTCAAATCTTTCCATAAGCTAAAAGCATGGTTAGAGCAGAACCAGAAATCAATAGAAGTAAATGGATTTATCTATAGTTACTTTGGTCGCAAACGCAGACTACCGAATGTTGCTTCAGAGGACAAAGGTATCAAGAGTCATAGTATCAGGTCAGGTCTGAACTTTCTAGTACAGTCACCTGCATCAGATATTAACCTCTTGGGCGGTATTGATATGTCAGAGTATATTCGTGTTAACAAGATGGGTGCCCGCATCTTTGCTCTTGTACACGACTCTATTCTAGCAGAAGTACCAGAGGATGAGATAGAACATTATTCAAATAAACTCAGAGAGTTTATACAAATGGATCGTGGTGTAAGCATTCCTGGTGCACCTGTTGGCTGCGACTTTGATGTACACGAAGATTATTCTTTAGGTAAATTCGAGAAGCAGTATGGTAGTTACTTACTCTAACCTACATAAAGTAGAGTTCCCTGTATTTCCAATAGGATCTAGCAACTGGACTTTTACTGACGGACTCTTATATCTTGATAACGAGTTATTGGATGATAAGAATATGTCTGGTAAAACTCTAGGAGCTAGAAGAATACAAACTCCTTTTCACAGTTTGTACACACTTAAAAAATGTATAGAAACACCTGTAGGAATACTGAAGCAGACTAAAAATACCTACATAGATAACAAAGGTACTCCCTTTATCTACTCTAAAACTAAAATGGTTCCTTTGAAGTATTATAGTATAGAGAAAGTAGTTAGAAAAGAAACTGCTTCGGTACTGTGGCTAAAGGGCATATCCTACCCTTTTGCTGTACCACGTCCGCCTTTGCCAGAGTTTGCTTGGGCGGGCATTTTACATCTTAATAACGCACCCTGGGTGTTATACGAGTACTCAGAAAACAAAGAGTCTGACACTCGAAGAAAAGTATAAACAATATGGCTAAAAATAGAAGAACTCTTGCAGGAGCGAGTCTCACACTACAAGAGATAGAACCTTTAACACAAAACCAGCTATTAGCTTTTGAAAGCGATAAGCATCTGCTGCTCCACGGGGTCGCAGGAACAGGAAAGACCTTTATTTCTTGTTATCTTGCTTTCGATGATATGATAAAAGGCTGTTACAATAATCTAGTGATTCTAAGAAGTGCAGTACCTACTAGGGATATTGGGTTTCTTCCAGGAAACGAGAAAGAGAAAAGTGCAATCTATGAAGCACCCTACAAAGATATAGCTGTAGAGCTATTCGGAAGAGGAGATGCTTATGAGATACTGAAGCAAAAGAGTATAGTTCATTTTATGACTACATCTTTTATTAGGGGAATTACCCTGAGAGACGCAGTAATTATTATAGACGAGTGTCAGAACATGACATTGCATGAGCTAGATTCCATTATTACACGAGTTGGTGAAAACTGTAGAGTTATCTTTTGTGGTGACTTTCGACAATCAGATCTAGGTAAGAATGGTTTAGAGCAATTTGTCTCTATCTTGAAGAAAATGGAACAGTTTGACCTAATCGACTTTGAGATTAAAGATATTGTAAGAAGTGAATTCGTAAAGAGTTATATAACAGCAAAGACAGAACTAGGACTATAATATGGACAAACAAATATACGACATACTCGGAGACGAGATTGAAAGACAGAACGAGACTATAGAACTTATAGCCTCAGAAAACTTTGCATCTGAAGCAGTGCGGAACTTGTGTGGATCAGTATTTACTAATAAATACGCGGAAGGTTATCCTGGGCGTAGGTATTACAACGGCTGTGAAAACATGGACGCTATTGAAAGTCTTGCTATCTCTAAGGTATGCGATGTATTTGGTTCAGATTTTGCTAATGTTCAACCTCACAGCGGGGCTAATGCAAATACAGCAGTATACCAAGCTTTTCTAAAGCCTGGAGATAGAATACTCGGTATGGATTTAGCCTCTGGGGGACACTTATCCCATGGAGC